AAGCGCATCATGCACCCCTCTCATAGCTCTGTTTCCACATCGATGGGGCACCCAATGTTTCTAAGGAGTTAAGCCAAGCATAAAGCGCCCGGGATACGTCGACGCCCTGAACGTCTTCGGCCTCGATATCCACGCCGCATACCTCATCTGCACCAAACTCCTTGATCATTGCCAGGGCAATTGTCCTAAGGGATTCGCCCTCCATCTCAAAGACTTCAGCGCCGTTTGATCCTTCGAACCAACCGTTGATCTCTTTATGTGCCATCTGTCTGTAACTCCTAAGTTATTTGGTTATTCAAATTTGCAGGCTGACGGTACCACAGGGGCAAATCCAGTCAATTCCCAAGCGCCGACTCGTGTCGCTTTCCTCTCCGACTGTGACATCCTTGCCACACTCTTCCCCGTTTGTTCCCCCTTCGTTCCCGTTTCCCCAAACTTTCTTTCCGATCCGAGCAGTTTTTGCTTGACAGTGACATTTTTGCAACACTATTCCTGGTTTGTTCCCGAACTGTTCACCTTTTGTTCCTTTGTTCACCTTTTGTTCTTTTGGCCCACCATCCGGTTTGATGTTCACCTTATGTTCCGGTTTGATTGTTCAACCATAGGTGTTAGGCGTACATGGTTGCCGGTTTGAAAGTAATATATAATATCCTTACATCTCAGACACTTAGGGCTTAGAGCTATGCTAAACTGTACTGAGGGAACAAAGCAGGAACAGAAATAATTTCACCTGGGGATTGTATCCTTGCCCTTAGTGCTTACGTGTAAGGGGCCAACAGGCATAGCCCGTCTATCGGGAGCGATACCGCAAGCAACTCAATGGGCGCGGTCACTCGGGAGCCACTAACGGCATAGGGCTGAAATAATGCCCTGAGGTATCTAACAATGGCTGAAAATGCCAAGACTACCCGTTACGATTTCATCGGTGATGCCGAGGTTACGGTCACTTACCGCGTGCGTCAGCTTAACGAGAACTTTACGCTCTACTGTGAGGTGAAGAGCATTAAGGGCTCAGGCGACGCCAAGGGGGCCGATCTCGACGTTACTGACTTTCGCGGTGCCAAATACCTGAAGTGGTATGACGCGCCGTCCGAGCTCTTCGAAGATGTATCCGAGGAGACCGGTTCTGGGAAACGTAAGCGGGGAAAGTTTTCATTAGGCTAGATTTCCTCCGCTGGTGAAATTGTCCCGTCGGTTTCCGGTAAAACGGAGATCGGCGGGCTCTTTTTTTGCCCTAGTCTGTTCACGGTTTGTTCTTTCCGGTCTGGGCATCGAGGGGGCACCCCGGGGGGGAGAAAATAGGGGGGTGTGTTGTTGTGGGGAATCCCAGGTGAAAAAAATTTAGCAAATTCCAGCATTTTTTTATCGAAGCGCTTGACGACCAGGATTTAATAATATATCTTGTATAGCGTAGAGCGGGTTATGCGATCATGTGACACGAGCCTCGCCATGTCGGCAGCCGCTGTTATGTGACGCGAGCATCCTTGATTTTTTTCGGGTGGTCAATGGAAGCTCCCCGCCCTACAACTTAATCCAAAAGTATTACTACTTTAGTGTCCGGGTCGTCTTTTCCCAATAAAATCAATTGCTTACCTAGTCTGCGCCCGGAGTGACCCGTACTAAGTCATTGATTTCATTACATTGACGGGTCGACGGGTCTTCCGGGTCGTTCTACTTCTTTAGAAAAAAGAAAATATATATATATATCAGAAAAAGGCGACCCGTACGACCCGTTGCGCCCGACAATCCTTATTTTTCAAGTACTTAGTCCGGGTCGTTCCGGGTCTTGACAGGAATTATCCGGGCTGCTATTTGTAAGACCCGAAAAAGAAAGAGCCCTCCATCTCTGAAAGGCCCCCTCCCGTTTGCGAGATGGAGTATAGGTGAACCCGATTCAGATCACAAGAGGAAATAATGGTAGAAGTACCCGAAAACCAAGAAGTCGAAGATTTCAATACCTTAGTAGCAGATCGAATTTTAGCCGGTGTAAAATTTTATGTCGGTAATGATGACATACCTTATGTTTCCTGGCGCATCGGCAACAAAAAAGTTCTCTGGCCTGTTGAATCGCCCATGTTTACACACCATATACAAACGACCTATAAGAGAATGCGCCACCGTATCCCCTCTAAGGTAGCCATGCAGACCATCTATAGCTGGCTCTTGAATGAGGCGTGTGCCTTAGGCAAGCCTATAATTCCCATGGTCCGCGTAAAGCAGGTAGGCAATTCTCTCTGGTATAATATGTGTGACAAGGACTACCGCGCCATTCGCTTAGATGGAGACGGCTGGGAAATTGTCAATTCTATACCTGATTCGGTTCCTCTTATAAGAGCCAATTCTGCTCAAAGCTATGAGGAACCCGATCCTGATGGTGACCTAGGGCTCTTACGTCAATACCTTGGCGGTTCACAGCTTTCAGAGGTCAACTGGGTATTGATTGTAGGCTTTCTCCTGGCCTCTATGCGCGAAGAAAAAGAATACCCGGTTCTCTCTATCTCGGGTGTCCAAGGCTCCGGCAAGACTACCATCTGTAACATCCTCCTTGCTCTCATAGACCCCCATCATGATACTGCCGCTACATTTCCGAAGGGAGAGGAAGATATAGCCGTAGCGGCCCGTGCAAGGCATGTCCTAGTTTATGACAATATATCGAATATAAAGAGAGATATGTCCGATACCCTGTGTAAGATCGCCACCGGTCTTACCATAATGAAGCGTGCCCTCTATACCAATCATAGTCTTAATCAGTATACCGTTACGCGCCCGGTAATTCTTAACGGTATTCCTGACTTGGTAGAAAGGGACGACTTGGCGCGGCGTGTCATGGCAATCTATCTAGATGATGCGTCCTTTAAAGACCCTAGAAGTATTAAGGAAATACTGGAGGCTTTCGAAAAGGATAAGGGTAAAATCTTGGGCGGTCTTTTAAATGTCCTTTCTGTATGCTATCGAAAGCAGTACGACTTAAATGTAGATGCAACCTTAGGATTCAGGTCTGTAGTTCAGTGGGTAGAGGCCGGGGCTGAAGCCTTGGGATGGGAACAGGGAAAGTTTCTTGATATCTATAATAATAATCGTCTCTCGACAACGACAAATGTCATAGATGTCGATCCTTTTGCCAAATTGCTGGTGGAGGTAATGACAGAGAAAAAGCTGTTCGAAGGTACCTATGACGATTTTGTGCAGTTATGCTACACAGTCAAGAACTATCCCCCTAAGACTATACCCTCTAATGTTAAATGGCTTCTGGATAATTTACGCCGCCTTAAGCCCGCCCTTAAGCAGCATAGCATACATATATATGGCCTAGATAAGGGAGACGGTAGAGTCTGGCGTACTAACTGCAAAAAAAGGTCTCGTAAATTTCGCCTTGAGGTGGTAGACTAGCCCATGAAATACAAAGCGCATGTCCTTTATGGCAAATATAGCACAGATGAACTTGTAGACATTTATGGCCACTTGGTCAAGTTGCGGAAAAGGCCCAATGGTCGTGATGTAGAGGGCATTCGCTGGGAATTGAAACGGAGAAAAGGTATGCTAGAAGAACCAACTTCTAGGGGAGGTCTGCAATTCGGCGGATTAACTGCGCGCCAAGAGAAATTTTGCCTGGAATATATGCGCACTGGAGACTTGCCGGAAGCCTATAAAAAAGCAGGCTACAAGAGCTTTCGTGAGCGTAACGCCAAGGCTCTCTTAAATAGCCCCAAGATTCAGGCGCGAATAGACGAGATAAGGGAGGCGACCATCGATAAAATTAAATTTAATGCCAATAAGGTCTTAGAGCGTTTTAGCGAGATATACGATAAATCTTTAGAGGAGAATGATTTTGCCAATGCCAACAGAGCTATGGAATTTGTAGGCAAACATCTAGGGATGCTTATAGATCGCTCTGAGCAGAAAATTCGCCATGGCGCTCTGGACTCTGGAAGTGATGAGGCGTCAATAAAAAAGGATATAGATAAACTTGCCGATATCGCAGGTCTAAAATTAATTACGGGTGGAAAACCTTAATTGCCGTCTGCAGAATTAAGAGACCAGCTTATAAACTATGTGCTAGTCAAAGGTAAGAGTGACTTCTTCACTTTTGTTAAACTGGTTGCCCCAGAGCTGGTTGCCGACTTTGTTTTAGGCAGTCATATCAAGCTTATTTCCAATAGGCTGCAGATGATGGCTGAGGGCGATCTGAAGCGCCTAATGGTATTTCTGCCTCCTCGCTCCAGTAAGTCTCTTATATGCTCTAAGCTTTTTCCGGCATGGTATGTCGGCAATAATCCTACGCACGAAATTTTATCTGTATCCCATTCCGATCAATTGTCTTCTGACTTTGGACGTAATGTTCGTGATATCATAAGATCTGATACATTTATGGGTATCTTTCCGGGAGTTCAAATTCGTGCCGATGTCAGAAGTGCAGGAAAGTGGCAAACTAATAAGGGTGGCACGTATGTGGCTGCTGGAGTTAAAACTCAGATTGCAGGCCGTGGCGCACACGTTGCTATACTGGATGATGTAATGTCCGAAGAGGATGCCTTTTCCGAAGCAGGGCGTCGATACATAAAAGAGTGGTACCCAGCAGGCTTGCGCACCAGACTTATGCCTAACGGTTCTATAGTCATCATTAATACGCGCTACCATGAAGATGATCTTGCGGGCTGGCTTCTTTCAAATGCCAAGGAGGACGAATGGGAAGTCATTAAGATACCTGCGTGGCTCGATGATGTCTCTTCTAAGCTTTTAGATCTTCCTGTAGGAACTTCTTATTTTCCTCAATGGAAATCCTATGAGGTCTTAAAGAATGATGAGGAGGAAATAAAGAGAAATAATGGTTCTCGTTATTGGGAATCATTATTTATGCAAAATCCTGTTCCTGCAGAAGGTGGCATCTTAAAGAAAGTGTGGTTTAAAAAGTGGTCTTTGGCTGAACCTCCTTCCTGCGATTTTATTCTTCAGACCTTGGATACTGCATTTTCTACCAAGACTACGGCAGACTTTTCAGTCATTCAGACCTGGGGTATATTCGAACTTCATGAGCAAGATAGCAGAGGTCTTGAATATGATGTGCCCAATTTAATTCTTATCTCTAATGTAAAAGGTAGGTACGAATATCCTGAATTAAGAGCAAAAGCGCAGGAACTTTACGAAAAGCATAAACCTGATGCGCTTCTTATAGAAAAGAAAGCTTCTGGTCAGTCTCTAATTCAAGACATGAGAAGAGCTGGTCTTCCTGTTCTTGAGTATTTGCCGGATCGTGATAAGGTATCAAGGGTTCATGCTGCATCTCCCTTGGTGGAATCGGGACGTGTGTGGTTGCCAGTAAAACCGTGGGCGGAAGATTTAATGCTAGAGGCTATTTCCTTTCCTAATGCTGCATATGACGACCAAGTGGATGCAATGGTCATGGCAATTCATTATGTTAGAGAGTCCTGGCGGCTTGGACATCCGGCTGATCCAGAGTATGATGAGGAAGCCCCACAGAAAAGAGCTACCTATTGGCGTGTTTAATTAACGACTGAGGCTATTATGGCTACTGAGAAAAATCCTTTTATTTATGAAGAAGATAAAGATGATTTTATCGAGGAGGAAGAATCGGTAGAGGTTTTTCCCGATGGTTCTGTGGAGGTTACCATTATAGAAGCGGAGGAAACCGAAGAAGCCGAGCCTCTTGACCATACAGATAATTTAGCCAAGCACCTGGATAAGGAGATCCTTGAAGAGATAGGTTCCACAGTCATTCGCACCTACAAAGACGATAAGGAGTCTCGTGGCGAATGGGAGCAGATGTTCGAAAATGGGTTCGATCTCCTCGGTCTGAAGTTAGAAGAATCCTCCGATCCTTTCGAGGGAGCATGCACAGCAGTTCATCCTCTTCTGATAGAATCGGCTGTTAAGTTTCAATCTAAAGCCTCGGGCGAATTGTTTCCTACGGGTGGTCCGGTTCGTACACAAATCATAGGTGAAGTTACTAACGAGAAAGACGAGCAGGCAACCCGTGTTCGCGAGTTCATGAATTTCGAAATTACGGAGCTAATGCCTGAGTATTTCGATGAGTTTGAAAGGCTTCTGTTTCATCTTCCTCTTTTCGGTTCTGCCTTTAAGAAAGTCTATTATGACGCAAAGGAAGGACGCCCTGTTTCCGAGTTTGTGCCAGTAGATCAGTTCTATGTTCCTACGAATGCTGTAGATTTACAGAAAGCCGACAGATATACCCATGTAATTTATAGAAGTCCCAAGGATCTGATGCGGGAAATAGCTGTGGAGATGTATCTTGACATAAATCTCCCTGAAGCCTCTGCTGTTCAGAGGACAGGAATTGCCGAAAAGATCGATACCATTATGGGTATTAGTTCGGATAATCTAAATGATCCTGAATATTGTCTCCTTGAGCAGCACTGTTATCTAGAATTGCCTGAGCCTTTCGATGGTCCTTTTTCCCTGCCATATATAGTAACCGTAGAAGAGCAATCCGGTCAAGTTCTTTCTATTAGGCGCAATTACGAAGAAGGCGATGATCTCTTTAGAAAAATTAATCACTTCGTTCATTACAAGTTTGTTCCAGGCTTCGGCTTTTACGGCCTAGGTTTTATACACTTCCTTGGAAATCTCACCTTAACGGCTACTGCAGCTATGCGCTCCTTGGTCGATGCCGGTCAATTTGCAAATCTTCCGGGCGGCTTCAAGGTAAAAGGTGTGCGTATTGTCGGCGGTAATGACCCCATTGCTCCTGGCGAATTTAAAGAAGTTGAAGCCACAGGGATGGATCTTAACAAATCTATTATCCCCCTTCCCTATAAGGAGCCTTCGCAAACTTTAATGGCGATGCTGCAGTTTATCGTTGAGGCGGGGCAGCGTTTTGCAGATTCAACAGAGCAGGTAATTTCCGATGCCACTAATTATGGCCCTGTAGGTACCACCCTAGCTCTTCTTGAGGCTAGTGCTAAATTCTTTTCTTCTGTGCACAAACGTCTCCATAAGGCGCAAAAGGCCGAATTTAATATCCTTGCGCGCATAAATTATGCCTATCTTCCTGATAACTATCCTTATGAGGTTGTGGGCGGTTCTATGGTTATTGCGCGGGAGGATTTTGACGGGCGCGTAGATGTCCTTCCTGTATCCGATCCGAATATCCCTTCCTCTGCTCATCGTTTTGCCTTGGCTCAGTTAGTTTTGCAAATGGCTTCGCAGGCACCTCCGGGCATTTACGATCTTCGGGAAGTTCATAAACGTCTCTTGTCGGCGGCAAATATCAGCAATATCGATCAGGTAATGCCACCTAAGAAGGAAGAGGTTCCGCAGAATCCCATGGCGGATATCATATCTGTATCTCAGGGCTTGCCCATTAAGGCCTTTCCTGGTCAGAACCATGATGCGCATATCCAATTCAAGGGCGCATTTCTTTCCGATCCCCAGCAGCAACAAAATCCTCAGATGCAAGTTATGGGGCCTCTTTTGCAAGCCAATATATCTGAGCACATGCTTCTTAAATATCAGGAAAGCATAGGCGCTATTATGCAGGAGCAGGGTCCAGTTGATCCTAGTCAGCAGGAATTTGCAATGGTTCAA